ATGGGCGCTAACGTCCGCCTGACGGCTGCGAAGGCGTTGCAGGACGCCGGCGCGTACGACGCCGCGAAGCAGTTGGGTATCTCCCAGAAACTCCTAACGGACGCCACCCTTGGCAACGGGGATGCGCAAAAGCAGGTCGGGGATATCCTCGCCGCCGCAAACAACCAGTACAAGGACGCTTACCCTGTCGTCACCCAGTACGGGGACGTCATTGGTGCGCTGACCCCGAAACAGCAGGCATTGAAGGAAGCTGTTGATAAGGTTACGGGCGCGTACCAGGGAAACGCGGGCCAGATTCAGTCCGCGGTTGCCGGGTCGAAGAACATCGCCGCAGCAACGGACTTGCAGACCCAAGCCGCCAACTCTGCCGCCGCCCAGTACGGGATGACGAACACGGTCTACAATAACGCCGTACAGGCGCAGACCGGGGTCGCTACCCAGTTGGCGCAGGTAACCGCGGACATGCAGTTACAGAACGATGCGGCGGGCCTGTTGAAGCAGGCGTGGGACCTGCTGAACGGTAAGACGATCAGCGCCGCACAAGCGCAGAACACGTTCGACTCCGCGCTCGTGAACATGGGTGACCATGTGAGCGCGACGGGTAAGAAGATCACGTTCACAACGACCTCTATTAGCGATATGTCGTCGGCTTCGGTGTCGTTGCGGGGCCAGTTGAACGGGCAGGTCACCGCACTAGAGGGCGTCATCGAAGCTAACGGCGGCCTGGACAAAGCAACATCCCAGTCCCGGCAGCAGTACATCACCATGCGGCAGCAGATCATCGACAACGCCGTGGCGCACGGTGTGAACCGGGACGCCGTGACCCAGTATGTGGATTCGCTGTTCAAGATCCCGCCCGTCGTGAAATCTCAGATCGAGATGGACGCGGACAAGGCAAAAGCCGATCTGTTGATCGTCCAGCAGCTCCTGGCGGGGATCAACAGCAAACAAGTCACGGTCACAACCGACTACGTGAACAACGGTAAAGATACGGGTATCGCGAACACGTCCAACGCGAACAACACGCCCGGCATCGTACAAAAGTACGCGCAGGGCGGCCCCGTGCACTACCTCGCAGGCGGCGGCGGGGACTGGGCCGCGTCAGGGACCGACACGGTCAGGGCCATGCTGACACCGGGCGAATACGTCATGCCCGTAGCCTCGTCAAAGTCCATCGGCAAACCAGCCCTGGACTACATGCGCGCCACAGGGAACATCCCCGGCAATGGGGGGACCGTGACCGTGAACCTCGTGCTGGATGGGCAGGTCATTGATACGCGCATCGTGAACCTATCCAACGCCGCTATCAGCGGCGCGAACAGGGACGCGAAATATAGGCGCGCCGGCGTCTAGTGCCGGTTGCTGTACTCCGGGCAATACGACCCAACAGCATAACCAATCATCGCACCCGCGTCTCCACCGCTGATCGTGGGGCCACCGTTGATAACCAACCAGCGGACCTCATCAGCGAACGACGTACCCGCCTTGTACGCGTCACAAATGCTGTGAGCCACGGCAATGGCGTCCTTATCGGATGCGGCAGGAAAGCGCGTGTGCCACACGGATAGGAATACCGGGGCCGGGTCAGCGGTGGGGCCGGCTTGTGCCGCCCCGCCGCACCCGGTCAAGCCCAGGACTGCGGCGACTGCTAGAACCCCCAACGAACGTCTCATGCGTCCGATTGTACGCCTAAACAACCCCTTTTGGAGGGCCGCATGGCTGTGACTATCACAGTGGTAGCGAAAACAGACGCACCCTGCCCCCGCGTAGAAGTCACCATAGCCGGGCTGGTGTCGTCCGCGGAGACCGTGAACGTGTGGCGGACCGCTGACGGGAAACGGCAAGCCGTCCGCGGCGGCAGGAAACGCACCGTCGTCGGGTCCGACTTCGTCACCGACTACGAAGCACCCCTCGGGCGTGTCCTCTCCTACGACCTCGAAGTTCTGACCGGATCGGATGCGGGCGCCGTGGTCACTACCGCGACCGTCACCGTCCTATCTAGTACGTGGTGGATCCAAGACCCCCTCGTCCCGTCGTCGGCTATCCCGCTCAACGTCGCCAAGCAGGACTCCACGGCACCGTACCTGATGGCGTCGGCGGTGAAGTCATTGGAGTACGGGGCCTCGGTAACACTGATCCCGATCCTTGGTTCACCTGACCCGGTCGCACTCATGGGCAACAGGTCCAGTGCGGGGAACGTCAGTTTCGACATGTTCACGAACCTTGCGTCCGTGACCACACAACTCCGGAACCTCATCAAACAAACCCCCCTCCTCCTCGTCCGCCCCACCGGCACCAGGAACGACGGCATCCCCGGACTCGCCTACTTCGCCTCCGGGAAGCCCGTGGAGAAGCCCGTCACCGTCGCATTCGGCGGAACCCTCACCATGTGGACCCTCGGCGGCGACCTCGTCGCAGCACCAACCATGAACGTCCTCATCCCCATCTGGACGTACGGGAAAGTGCAAGCCCTCTGGTCCACATACCAGCAAGCCCAAACGACCCTCTCAGGGAAAACGTACCTCGACGTCCTCAAATCCCCCTCAGGAGTTTAGCGCCCATGCCAACGACACAGCCGATCTTCTCCGGGACCATCGAACAATCCACCGTCGCGTCCGTGTATAAGTCCACCCTCCAATCGACGACGGATTGGGTGTCCGTCGTCTTGTGCGTGCAGGCGATCAGCGGCACGTCTGCGGCGGCGGCGTTCCGGCTGCAATGGTCCCTCGACGGCGGCACATGGGCGGAAGCCGTCCCCGCCGACGCCTTCGACCCCATCACCACACCCACCTGCGTGGTGCAACGGTTCGCCACGAAAGCACCCTACTTCCGGGCCGTCTGCGACCTCACCGGCACCACACCATCCTTCACCGGATCCGCCAACTGCTACAGCTAAAACCAGGGGGCATGCCTTGCGTCTGATCGACAGCAACACCTCCAACGCCCTGAACGGATCCCGCACCGGGGACACCATCACCGTCTACGCATGGTACGGCGGCCAACTCGCCTACCCCGACCCCCTACCCGTCTCCGCGTGGTCAATGGACTGGGACAAAACCCGCACCGTGCAAACCATGACACTCGACGTCACCGACAAGGACGGCACCCTCGCCCCCTGGCTCCTCGAAGACCCGTTAGGTGTCGGTGGAACACGCCTACAGGTCACCTATCAGGTCGGCGGCGCAGGTGTCGTGAACATGGGCTGGTACAGGATCACCCAATCCACCCCGGCTGAGACGTGGCACTCCTACCTGATCGACAACCTTGGGCAGGTCAACCCGGACTCACCCATCCCGCCCGGGAAAAACCTGGCAACCGTCACGGGCGGCGCGACCATCCACCTCACCGCCGACGACCTCGGCGTCATCATCGGCAACGCCCGCCTCCTCGCCCCCGACTCACCACAAGGCACGTCACCGACGATCATCTCCGAAATCACCCGCCTCCTAGACGGCATCGTCCCCGTCGTCACCGTGTCGGGTGTCACGGACCGGCCCGTAAATAAGAACCTCATCTACAAGGACGACCGGCTCGCCGCCGTCGCCGACCTCTGCTCCCGGATCACCTGCGATTACCGGATGAACGGCAACGGGCAGTTCGAGGTATACCCCGTAACCGCACAAACCCCCGTATGGACGGTAAAGGGCGGACCCGAGGGCGCGCTCGTGCAGGTATCACGCGACCAGAAAATCGATGCCCTCTATAACGTGTTCGTCGCCCGTGGTACGGCGACCGTCACGAAACTGGACGGCACCACCCAGCAGGTACCCATCCAGGCGATAGCGCAGATAACGACCGGGCCCCTGCGCGTCGGCGGACCGCACGGCACCTATCCGACGTTCTACGACTCCACGATGCTCACCACACGGGCCGAATGCGACGCCTACGCGGCCACCATGCGCGACACACAGTTACAAGGCCTCACCACGGACCTTGTTGTCACCTGCCTACCCAACCCCGCCATCCAACAAGGCGACTGGGTAACCGTCGCATCCCCCGTCGTCAACCAGCAAACCGTGACACTCAACGGGAAGGCCAAAACCATGCACCTGCAAAACAACGGCAACACCGTCGCAGCGATGACCCTCACCGTCGAATGCACCTACGCGGACGTGCAAGCCGCCCTCGGTGCGGTGACGCGTGGTTAACCTCGCCGGCATCATCTCAAAAATCCCGGCCAACGGGCTGACCCGCACCCAAGGCACCATGGTCATCCACTCAGGGGTGCTGGCGGTGAACGTGTGGGGCAACATCATTCCGGCACGGTACGCGGACCCCCTCGTCGTCAACGCGGGCGACACCGTCGTTGTGGACCTCATGGCGGGCCCGACAGGTCAGGCGGAGGCCGTCGTGTCGGGGAAACTCACCACGGCGCCAAGGCCGGGCACGGGCACGGTGGCTACTGTCCCACCATCCTCCCCCACAATCACGGTAACCGGGACTGACGGTATCGGATACACCGCCTATTTTGTTGGGTCCTACACACCCACCGTGAACGACAACGTCATCCTCGCATGGAACGCCGCAACACCCACCGTCACCGGGAAGGTGGGCGCCACCCCGGCGCCCGCACCATTACCGCCACCCGTCACACCGCCGCCCCCACCGCCCGCAACCGGGCTAAACACCTACCCCGCCACGGACTCTTCCACGTACTGGGCCGGCGGCGGCTGGGACTCAGTCAACGGCGGCGGCGGCAACGTCTACCAAGGCACCGTCTACGGCACATCCAACGTCGTCTATGGTGCATGGTTCTACGCCGGATCCCCCAACGAACTCGCGGGCCGCACGTTTAACCGCGTCCAATTCACCATCGGATCCCGCCGCCGCGTCGGAAACTACAACACCCCCACCACCGTCCACGTCTACATCCACTCGTCCGCGAACCGGCCCGGCGGCAATGTGTCCTCCGTAGCAGGCCCGTATGACTTCACCATCCAACCCGGATCCGGGCAAGTCACCCTCGACCTGCCCACCAGCACGGGGCCCCTGATCGCCAATAACGGCGGCATCGAAATATCCGGGGACCCTTACGCAGGTTTCAACGGCCGACTCACCGAACCATCTTCCGGGCTCCTTCAAATGACCTGGACCCGATAGGAGATAACCCATGGCACAGACACGACCTAACGGCGTGGTGGTTCCGATCAATTCGGACGCCTACAATCCGACCGCCGACCTCGCCACCATGGCGGACAGCGCGAACGTGCTGATGCCCGCAGTGTCGGCGACGGCGAGGAACGCCCTGCCGAAGCACGCGGGGACGGGTGTCATCCGCACGGACACCCCGGACCTGCGCATCGACCGGTACGACGGCACGAACTGGTATGAGGGTAAGGGGACCGCGTATACGCCGATCTGGACGGGCGTATCGGACTTCGGGACGGGCGGCTCCCTGACCGGCACTTACTGGATTATAGGCGACCGCGTGTTCGTCCGGTCCCGCGCCAAATTCGGGACCTCCGCTACCATCGGCACCGCAGCCATCTACTGCCCACTGCCGACCGGTTACCCCATTGCCGGGACCGAGGGCGGAACACTGGGCACCGGCTTCCACGTCAACACGGGAGGCGTCCTCCGCCCCCTCGTCGTCTTCGCCGGATCATCGACCACCGCGTCGGTGTGGTCCGCCCAGTTCCCCGTCCAAACCCTCGGCACTGCGGGGTGCACGTCAGCGTCCACGGAATACATCGAGATCAGCATCTCCTACCAGACGACGGTGCCGTAAATGGACGCCACCCTGCAAACCGTCATCAACATTGGCGCCGTCGCCGCAGCGGCCGCCGCACTCATCGGCCTCCCGCTCGCAATCGTGAAAGTGTGGCCCGTCGTCAAACGCCTCATCGCCTGGGCCGCAGCCGCCGAAACCCTCCCCGAAATGGCGTTAGACGTCCGCGGCATGGCACAGGAACAACGCGCCCAAGGGGAAACCCTCAACCGCCAGGACGACAAGCTCGACTCCATCAGCGGCGAAGTGGAGAAAGTCAAGCAGCAGGTCAAAAACGACCACGACTCCAACCTCCGCGAAGACCTCGACGCCGTCCGCGACGACGTGAAAGCCCTCCACCTGAAACTTGACGCACACCTCGGAAGCGTCGCGGGAACGACCGTCACTGTCAACACGGGAGGCACAGAATGACGTACACCCTCGACGAGTCGCACACCTCACGCAACTACACGCCCGCCGCCCAAGTGCCCGCCGTATTCGGATACCCCCGCACCGTCGACTACATCACCATCCACCACTGGGGCGCCAACGGGCAACAGTTCGGGACCGTCCGCGACTACCTCTGCACCAACACCACACCCACGTCCGCGCATTTCATCGTCCAGGACGGGGAAGTCGCATGCATCGTCAGTCCCCTGGATGCGGCATGGCATGCCGGAAACGCTAGGGGCAACGCCCAATCCATCGGCATCGAGTGCCACCCAGAAGCGACGGACGGCGACTACCAAACCATTGGCGAGCTAGTCGCATGGCTCCGCGCACAATACGGTGATGTGCCGCTCGTCCCACACAACTACTGGACCCAGACGGCGTGCCCCGGCGACTACGACCTCAACAGGATTGATGCCATAGCACGCGGCACCACGGGCCCGGTGAGTGCGGCGTCGTCAACTATCACCCCAATACCCCAGGAGGCTACCTTGTCGGCAGCAGAAGTAGACGCGATAGTCGCGGAAGCGAACAAACAGCACGAAGTTACCCGCCAACTCATCCTCAACGCCCTCGGAACCGTACCGGGGAAGGTGTTGACGGAACCGGTGCAGTACCACGACCCGGCGACCGGGCAACCCACTGGCGGCACGACGTCCCTTGCCACGTTCGCCGGCTTCGGTGACTTCCAGCATCAGGCGACACGGTCGCAGGTCCCCGCTGCGGTGTGGAACCTGAACATCGGGCCCGGTAACGCTGCGGGGGTTCTCGCGCACTTC